GGCACTGTGAATGGCGGCCACATTTCGCTGTCAATTAACGGCTCAGGCACGGTCTCTGGCGCCGGCAATGCGTTGCGCGTCACGATCGGTGGAACGTCGACCAACCCGGGCGGCACGCTTGCCGCGCTGCAGTTGGACTCGGACTTTGCCACCGGCGGTACGTGGACGAACACGGCGTACATTCGTTGCACCAACAGCGGAACTGGCACGATTGACACGTTCGCTGTGCTGCCGAATGCCATGATTGCCGGCGAGTCGGCGGCGGCTGTGTCGCACGTCATCCCGATCAAGAACGCTTCGGGTTCGACCTTCTACTTGATGGTCTCGAACGCTGCCTAATGGAAATCTCAAAGGATTTCTTGCAAGCAGAAATAGCCAAATTTGAGAGGCAGTGGAATCACGCGCATGACGTGGCCGTTGCCTCTCAAGCCGCTATTGACGTGCTGGCCGCGCTAGTTCAGAGGCTGGAACTGCCTCAGGAACCGTCTGTGACGTTCGCCGATATGGGTTTACCTGAGCCCGTACCTGTCGAATCGGTAAAACACAAGATATTTCCTGTTGACAATTAATTTCTGGCGTATACAGTGGAAACAACCCCTCTCCCGGCGAGAGGGTAGTTTTATACCGGTCTAAGTCGCCCCGGCGTGCGATGATGGCCTCCTCTAAGTAAGGAGAACCCGTCATGGCGAACACTTTTGCGCCTTTCGGATTTCGTCAATACAGGGGCACCGGTTCTGCGCCTACGTATGAACAGGTCGCCACTTTCTGTGCTTATGACACCGCTGCGATGTATTACGGAGACCCGGTCTTCCGCAATACGACCACTGGTGGCGTTTATCCCACAACTCCCGGTGCTGGCGTTCTCGCTGGCGTCTTCGCGGGTTGCAAATACCTGAGCGTTTCGCAGAAGCGCACTGTGTGGAGCAACTTCTGGGGCGCTGCTGACGTTGCCTCCGGTAACCTTGTTGAAGTCTATGTCGTCAACGACCCCAACGCGCAGTTCCTCGCGCAGGTTGGTGGTTCGTCGTCGGTCGGCGCTGTTGCCGGCCAAATCGGTGCGAACGTTCAGTTTGCGTACGGTTCCCCGTCGACTGCCTCTGGCATCTCGGGCGCCTACGTTGACATTAGCGTGACCCCGACGACGACTGCGACGCTCCCGTTCAAGTTGGTTAGCCTCGTCACTCAGCCCCCGGGTTCTAACGGAACCGAGGCCGACGAGTACAACTACGTGATCGTGGCGTTCAACAACGTCGAAACCAAGACCCTCACGGGCGTCTGATAGGAGTAAGGGAAAATGGCTGTCAATCTTTCAGCAATTAAAGACCTTCTCCTCCCCGGACTCCGTGGGGTAGAAGGCAAGTACGAGATGATCCCATCTCAGTACGACAAAATCTTCACCAAGCATGACTCGAAGTTGGCTCTTGAGCGTACCGCCGAAATGCGTTACCTCGGCCTCGCTCAGTTGAAAACTGAGGGTGGTCAGACCTCTTTCGATAACAACGCTGGTGAGCGTTATGTGTACAACCAAGAGCACAACGAAATTGCGCTCGGTTACGCGATCACCCGCAAGGCGATCGACGATAACCTGTACAAGACGCAGTTCCACCCGTCGAACCTCGGTCTGATCGAGTCTTTCCAGCAGACCAAGGAAATCTACGGCGCGAACATCCTCAACACGGCAACCACCTACAACGCCAACATCGGCGGTGACGGTGTGGCGCTGATCTCGACCAGTCACCCGATTGATGGTGGCACGGTTGCGAACCGTCCGGCAGTGGACGTCGAACTCAACGAGTCGACGCTGCTGAACGCGATGATCGCGATTCGTACCAACTTCAAGGATCAGGCTGGCCTCAAGGTGTTCGCCCGTGGTCGTAAGTTGATCGTTCCGCCGGCTCTTGAGCCGACGGCCATCCGCCTCACGAAGACCGAACTCCGTCCGGGTTCCGCTGACAACGATGTCAACGCGATCCTCACGACGGCTGGCGGTCTGCCGGAAGGCTACATGGTCAACGACTTCTTGACCTCGGCCAGTGCGTGGTTCCTCCTGACGAACATCGACGGTTTGTCGTACATGGAGCGTGTGAAGTTCGAGACTGACATGCAGGTTGATTTCGTCACTGACAACCTGTTGGTCAAGGGCTACGAGCGTTACTCGTTCGGGTACTACAACTGGCGTTCGATCTTCGGGTCGTTCCCGTCGTAATCATAGGAGTACACCAAATGAAAGGTCGCAAGCATCGCGCCACTGGTGGCGTGAATCAGGCCAGCGAGGATCTTGGTCGCAAGAACCTGCGCTATACGTATCAGAGCAACGTCCAAGACGAGGCCGAAGAGCGTAAGCGTGGCGGTAAGGTTGCCAAGAAGCACGTCGGTAAAATGCATGGTGGAATGTCCAAGATGCATGCCGGTCGTAAGCCCCGCAAGTCGGGCGGTAGTTGCGAAAGCAGCCCGTTCTCGTCTGCCCGCCGCGGCACGACCCCGAAGGGTCGCACCGTTGACGGCAGCCTTGATTAATCTCGGCTGAAACGGCAAAAAAAGAACGGGGGCCTCTGTGCCCCCGTTTTTCCTTGAGGAAACCGTATGACGGCAGCATGGCAAAAGAAAGAGGGCAAATCACCCTCGGGCGGACTCAATGAAAAGGGCCGCGCATCGCTCCGCGCTCAGGGGCAGAACATCAAGAAGCCGGTGACTTCTAGCGAGGCCTCTAAGAGCCCTGCTGCAGCCGCACGGCGCGACAATTTTAGAAGCAGGATGTGTGGCATGAAGGAGAAGTTGACGTCGGCAAAAACCGCGCACGATCCGAACAGCCGCATCAATTTGGCGCTCAAACGTTGGGACGTAAAGTGCTAACATCAGCGTTGTTTTTGCACGCTGCAAAAAAGGATAACTGTTATGCAGACTAAACAAGTTACCGTGGGGCCGATCGCCGCAGCCGATGCTGACGGTATCTGCGCTTCCCAGACCCCGACCGCGGGCCCTTTGTTGATCAATGGCGCGCTTGCTAGTGGCGGCTCCGTCACTCTCGATGTGCAGCGCCGCGTGTTGATTACGACGGTCTATGACGAGAGCGGCACGTCATTCACGATCACGGGAACCAACTGGCAGGGCAATGCCATCAGCGAAGTGGTGCCGGGTCCGAACGCGACGACAGGCTCGACGACGATCAGTTTTAAGACGGTCACGTCGGTCACGATCGCTAATAACGCCGTAGGCGCTGTGACGGTGGGCACCAATGGTGTCGCCGACTCGCCTTGGGTGCGCTTTGATGACTGGGCGCCGAACTATATCTCGGTCAACTGCTCGGTCACGGGCACGGTCAACTACAGCGTGCAGACGTCTTTGGATGACCCGAACAACATCGCCAGCCCGGTTGCGGCAGGCGATATGACTTGGCTTGACGCGCTGGATGCTAACCTTGTGTCGGAATCAGCCGATAAGAGCGGTGGCATCACGTACGCGCCGACTTTTGCTCGCGTAGTGCTCAACAGCGGTTCTGGCTCTGTCCGAGGCGTGTTCCTGCAGTCGAGCAACGTACCGAAGTAATACGCCCGCTGGGGGATAGTTATGGCCACAAGCGGAACGTATGCGTACAACCCGTCGCTAGGCGAGATCACGCTATACGCATTCAATCTGTGTGGTATTCGCAACACAGCGTTGTTGCAAGAACACATGGAATCGGCCCGTATGGCCGCCAACATGCTGCTCGGCCGCTGGAGTTCGCAAGGCGTTAACTTGTGGTGCGTGGATTTGGAGTCCATCCCACTGGTTCAGGGCACCGCAACGTATTCGGTCCCTGCCAACACGGTCGTCATGCTCGACGCCTACGTGGTTCAAAACACGGGTGGCGCAGCGATCAACAGGCTGATTCTGCCGATCTCGCGCTCTGAATACGCTTCATACCCGAATCCAGAGCAGCAGGGCTTCCCGACGACGTACTGGTTCGATCGCTTGCTGTCGCCAACGGTGACGCTGTGGCCGGTGCCGGATGGCAGCCAGACGTCGTTTGATTACTACCGCGTCAGACAGATTCAGGACAGTAACTTTACGAGCGGCCAGCAGGTCGAGATCCCGTATTACTTCCTAGAAGCCTTTGCTTTTGGCTTAGCGCAGCGCCTTGCCATGGTCTGGGCGCCCGATAAAGTGCCACTTCTGAAGCCGTTGGCAGACGAGTCGTATGACATCGCTTCTCGCCAAAACATCGAAACGGCCCAGCAGTACATATCCCCCATGGTCTCTAGTTACTTCAGGCCGTGATCGATGTCGTACGCCTCTCAATCCGGCCGGGCAAAAACTAGCGCAACTAACCCGCAAGCGCATGCGATATGCGACCGTTGCGGCTTTCGCTATAACCACGCCGAACTGAAGTGGCAGTACGACTGGCGCGGCGCCATGATCCAGAACATCAAAATTCTGGTCTGCGATTCGTGCTACGACACTCCTCAAGAGCAGTTGCGCTCGATTGTGGTGCCGGCAGATCCGACCCCGATCATTAATGCTCGCGTGCAGGACTTTGAGACGGCTGAGACGAATTATCAGAC